CAGTTATAGGCATCCTAGCCCACATCGCGCCACCGTGTATATTTTCTGCATCTTCTTCTGCGTCAAGCTCAAACCCCGTAAAGACTACTTGAAAAGATAGACACCTGTCTGGAATGGTGTTTACAGCAAAAACAACTGCGTGTAAATACTCTCCGTGATAGTCTATATGATTGTGTGTAAATTCTTTTCGGATCCATGCGTTAAAATGAGGTATGTTGCTTAATAAATAAGCCACCTATTCCTGTTCTCTGGATTCGCGAACAACCTTCGCAATCTCAGTTAAGTTAGAGTCCATATCTCGCTCGTTCTGCATTTCAGCTTCTTGTAACGTAGCCGCTACTTTTATGTCTGTTTGCTGTTCTTGTGATTCGAGTTTCTCCCTTTCAAGCTGAACTTTACGTTCAGAATCTCTATCACGCTGATTAATTTTCTCAAACTCAAGTTCCATTTGTTCTTCGAACATTTGTCTTTGCGGATCTTGTTGTTGTGCAGCCATCGCTTGCGCTAGTGCTTGTTCTTGACCTGTTATTTGTTGCGTAGCTTGAGCAGCCGCCACCGCAATCTGACTTTCCATTTCAGGTGGAAGCTGTGGCATTTGACCATCTGGTCCTGGTTGCGGTAATTGAATACCTTGCTCAGCTAGTATCTGCTCCATCTGCACTCGATACTTCAATGCGATATGTTCTTGAATGTGCGCCTGTAGTGCTGACATCGCTTGTGGATTCTGTTGTATCTGCGGGCTTTGCATAAACGCCATGTGCGCTTGAATATGCGCGTCATGATTCTGTTGAGGAAAGGCTTTCAATGGAACGTTCATCAACGCATCCATATTTTCCTGAACAGGATCTTTAGGAGTTGGGTCAAAGTCAGGAAGAAGCACATCATCAATATCTTTGATATTCAACGCAAGATACATCTTACGGAAGGCTTCTTTCATATTGTGAATCTGGGGTGCGCTTTGCGCCATCTGTAGTTGTGTCTGCGCTAGAATAATTCGTTGCGTAGTACTAAAGATGTTAGGATCGCAAACAGGAACAATGTCTACACTGTTATTAAAGTCTTGAGAAAAAACAGTTTGCTGTGCGCCTTGTACTTGGTACGGGTATTCAGGAGGTAAATACTCTCCGAACAATCGTTTTAAAATTCTAAACTCATTCTTCTGTGCATAATGCAATCGCTTATGTATGGAAGAAATAACTTTCTGGCCTTTTTCTAAAAGAGCGACAGTAGTGCCTACAGGAGCTTGACTATTGCCATCTCCAGTCTGCTGGTCCATTACTGCCGCAAACCGTTGTCCGGATTCAACTAATAACCCCAGCAGCTGAGCTAAAGTTGCACTAGGCTCCTTGTAAGGCAACGGTAAAAAGGAATCGCGAATAGTGCCTCCAGGAGCGTCAACGTCACGCCACTCTCCTGGTTGTAATGGGTCATCTGAACGCTGTATGTTCAATCCGCGTGATTTAAAACCAGCGGGTAGATTAGCAAGTGTGCCTGCATCAATCAGCTGTCTTAATATTGCCGTAGCAGACTTAGTTACTCCACCAATCATATGGATTAACCCGAATCCATAGAATCCTAATCCAGGAAGGAATTTATAATGCGTAAAGTATTCAATCTTTTTACGCATGGGGTCAATCTCATCGTAGTTCTGTCTAATCGACAAAATCTCACTGTTGTCTTGGCAAATTGTTACAATATACGGTAACGCTAGTCCAGTGGTTTCACCATTTGAATCTGTATGTTCGAATCCTTCTATATCTAGTTCTACATGACATTCTAACAAGGTGTATTCTTCAGAAGAACCTGTTCTAGAAATCCCATCTAGTTCATCAATCTTTTCCTGTATGACGTTTTCGTCTGTAGTGTATCCAGGAGGGGTCATACCTGTGTCGCGATAAAAACCACTAAGCTGTAATTTACGCATATCGTTTTCAGTCATTTTAATGACGTGCGTAATGCGAGGAGTGGTATGTAAATCCGTGGTTGTGTACGGAACGACTAAATCTTCAGCTTTTACAAAACGAGAAACGACTCGTCCCATCGAAGGATCGTAATAACACTTTTTAAATGCAGATCCTGCTAACGGAAGGAAGAACAACATTTGATCCATTTCAGGATCGTATTCTTCCATCTTATACATTAGCTGATAATTCATGAAATCTTTTACGCGGTTAGCCTGCATCAGTTTAGGGTCGTTAGTTGCTCCCATAACCTTTGTATCTACAGGTCCATTAGCCGGTAAAAGTTCTTTGTATGCCTGTGCTTGGAAATGCGTAGTAGCTTCAGCTAGTAACGGGTGATATACCCCACTCGCGCCTTCAAACGGTTCACTACGAGCCTCGCTATCAATCCCTAACAAGTCAAGACCGTTTCTAAACGTCTCATACCAGTCTTGTCGTGAAGATAAGTCGTCTTCGTAAGAAGAAATAAGCTGTGAGGAGATTTTGCCTAGAGCACTATCCTCAAGATAGTCAGCCATGTTCTCACCGAAAGGCATTTCTCCCTCAGCTTGCAATGCTTCGGGGTAAAGAACATTATCATCCTCGTCGAAAAGGATTTCTAACTCTTCTTCGCCCTCAAGATCTTGTGGAACTTGGATTTCTGCCATAATTCGCCACCATACTCTTCTTTTTTAACTCAGTAAATCAATAATATGCACGGACTCTGGGGTAGTATTCCTCTTCGTCTTGATAATCGCTCTCTAAACGCAAAAATCCCCCGTTTCTAAAGCGCATTAACGCTAAAGTCGTCGCATCCACGCAATCGTCGTTCTCTCCGTTAGGGAAATCAACAATTTCGTCCAATAATTCCTGTGCCCAAGACGTTTCAGGCAACCAAACACGACCTTCTTGGAAAATCGCACTTACCGTATTGAGTCTTGCAATCTTATCTTGTCCTTTGCTAGGAGAAAACGTATTAATCGGTATTCCTTGTCGCCGTAATTCTTGCGTTAGTGGGATACCAGACGCTTTTGTCTCAATTATTACAGAATCAGGGTCCCAATGCTCGTATAAACGCATCGCCTCGCGCTTGAGTTCGGGAAAGTCTAACCGTTCTTTAACACAGTCTAACAGAATCAGGTGTGCGTCAGCCCCACTGTACAGTTGATCACCTATTTTACCCTCGGGATAAAACACTCCCCATGTAGTTATTGCCGTATAGTCAGCACGTTCGGACTTTAAAAACGCCGTATCGTAACTTTGTATCAAATAATCGCAAGTAGGCGGGTTATCTTCAGACCAACGCTTAACCCATTCCTTCGGAATGATAGAAATACCCTCACCAGTTGGACGCTGCATATACTGAGCGGCCCATTTAGACGGAGGTATCGAAGATTTCGTTGCTTGAAGTTCATCTAGTTTCCAGAACTCTGGCCATAACGGTGTGCCTGACGGCAAAATTGCAGGGAATTCTATTAACTCCCACTCATCGCCGCCTTTCTCCTGCGTCATTCGTTTGATTAACTTACCCGTTAAGTCCTTTTTAGACCAACGAGTCATCACAATAACGATGGCACCTCCTGGTTGTAGACGCTGACGCGGCCCAGTTTGATACCACTCATACGCTTCGTCTAACGCTTTGTCAGAAAACGCGTCTTGTTCAGAGTGCGGATCGTCAATAATAAACAAATCCGCACCTCTCCCTGCGAGAGCACCCCCAATACCAGAGGCATAGTACTCTCCCCCCTGAGAAGTCAGCCATTTACCAGCACTTCGTGAGTCAGCCTTTAGCTGTGTACTGGGAAAAATCTCTGCATAATCATCGCTTTCAATTAAGTCACGCACACGTCTACCGAAATTTATTGCAAGGTCAGCGGTGTGTGTTGCTTCAATGATTTTTAACTTAGGACGTTTGCCTAACAAGTAGGCAGGAAACAGATATGACGCAAATTCAGACTTAGTATGTCTGGGCGGCATATTGATAATTAGTCTTTTTGATTCGCCGTTTGCAATCTTGTCGAAAGCCTCAGCCATTTTTTTATGGTGAGCCCCCGCAATAAACTCAGGCCAGATATTTAATACAAAATCATAGAAGGTCGCTGCGGAAGAATCTCGTTTATCGCGTAAATCTAACTCTTCAAGAAGAAGGGTAAACTCCTTAGCTTCTTGTTTTGACAGATGCGAAAGATCAACATTTCGCAACTGGTCTAGTGGGTCGCTCACCTCGGACCGAAGACTCTAGATTCAGCTTCCTCTTCAGCAGCTCTTCTTGCAGCTCTACGCGCCGCGATTCTTTCTTTCATTCCTCTACCTAGTTTCACAGGATTTATAGGAGCTAAGTCTAATGCTTCTACTAATTTTTCCAGACCTTCAGCTTCCTTTACATCTTTTAGAGCACGTGCTTGAGAAACTCCTGGAATCTGATTCACTAATAAATCTCTAATAACCTGATTCATTGGATCTTCTACTACGTCACCGTCAGCGAGCTTTTTTGGTTCTACCTGCCCTCCGTAAGCCATGCCTCGAATCTGGTCTGGTGTTGCAGGAACCATAGACATTCCAGGGGTAGCTGTCATCTGGTCAGCTAGTTGCATTCCCACTCCTTGAATCTGAGGATTAGGGTCTTTCATCATCTGCATTACTTGAGGAACGCTGAAATAATAAGTGTCGTTCGGAGTTCCTATAGGACCACCACGAGCCATGCCCGCAATTCCACCTTGCTGCTGTAAAAGTTGCAAGGCTTCTTCTTCTGTAAGTGTTTGTTGAAGAGCTTGATCAGGTACCGGATGACAGTATTGTTATATTTAGTGCTCATGGTGTATCACAGGCTGTACGCAGTGAAGCAAAACGCCGTGAGCTTAAAGTATTTGATGCAACCTGCCCGTTAGTGACTAAAGTGCATATGGAAGTTACCCGTGCCAGCAGAAAAGGCATTGAATGCATTTTAATTGGTCACCATGGACACCCCGAGGTTGAGGGTACCATGGGTCAATACGACAATCAACAAGGTGGCATTTACCTAGTTGAAACCGTTGATGACGTGTTAAAGCTTGATGTTAAGAACGCAGATAATCTTTTTTATTGCAGCCAAACAACCTTATCGGTAGATGATACTGCGGATGTGATTGATGCCTTACGCAGCAAGTTTCCTGCTATTGATGGTCCGCGTAAAGATGATATTTGTTATGCAACTCAAAACC